AGTGCTATCGATTAGATTGCAACCGCGCTAAAGACTGGCAATAATTGCCCAGCCGGTGCCTGCGCCTTCTGCCATCCATCTCGGTCCCCAATTTTTGCGGCTATAGGCCAAGCCGGCGCCGCGATTGCCCAAATAGCTACCCTCTGCCACCAGCATCTCACCCCACGGATCGTTAACAATCACTGCAGTCGGCGTGCACCCGATCACCGTCAACCAATGCCCGCCGCCCGTGGGTGCAGTGCTTGGCCCATGATGCAAAAACCCGCATGGCACTGGAATGCCTTGATTGATCTGCTTCTCAAGATCCGCCCAACCGCATTTTTGGCTGAAGCTAGCTTTAATGCCAAAATCGCCAAGCGCTTTTAACTGAGCTAAATGATTGGTGGTGTCGCCATATTTCATGACCACCTGCAGGTATTGGTCGTCGGCGTTTGGCCCATGCAATTTGTCAGGGCGCAATGCAGCTACCAGCATGGCGCAGCTACTGCTGAAGCACATGCGACTAGCTTGCCCTGACACTTGACTGTCGCGCTGGCTGAAATACGGCACACGCAGCGGGTTGCCTTGCCCGCCACAAAACAGCTCAATTTCAGCACGGCGCCGCCGTTCAAGGCCTGCTACTAGAGCCTCGCCAGCATAGGACCACTTGGGCAGCTCCTGCCGTACTACCAAGCAGGCTGGCTCACCCGCGTTGAGCCTTTTGCGCAAAGTTGATGTTTCTACCGCTCCGAGCCCAACGTTATACGCAAAGCTGATGATGGCGGCCACCTGCTCAGGTTGCCATGATCTAGCGCTTGGGATCAAATGAAATACGCCAGGCGCATAAACAGTCTCCACTTCACTAGACAACAGCTCATCGGCCATCTCTTGCGTGATCTTGTCGCCAAGCCGGACTTGTGTATCTATTAGCCGGGTGGAGCCCCATCCAATGGTTGGCACGCCAGCAGGACACACATACGCGTCTAGTTTGCAGCCTTCATACTCTTTGATTAGCTTTAATGCTGAAGCTAGCCATGGCGGCGGCGGTGGCGGCTTAATTTCAGGCCCAGCCCGATACAACTCAGCAAACTCTGCCAATTGATCAGGATTAAGTTGATCCTCTAGCCAGTTCCAAGCCGCTATTTGGTGTGGCTGCGACCGATACCATTTAGCGGCTTGCGTTAGGCGGATGCTCATTGCAGTCTGCTTTCAAGTTTGGCAATACGCTGTTCAATTGCGTTGAGCCGTGGATACAGCTCTTGCCGATCGTCTTTTATTTCTTGCCTTAATAGCGACACTTCGCCGGCAATATGCTCAACGGCCACGGTCAACCGCACCACAGCCTTAGCGGCTTCGTCGTCGCGTTTGACAAAGTTGCCGATGCTACTAGCGCTAATAACGACTACAGCACCAACTATGGCTGCGGCTACTTCAATCATTGGTCAGCGCCGCCGCCCTTTCTTTTGTTGATCTGCAGCTGCAATGCCTTGCAGAGCCGCAATGACAAGCTGCACCCATCCATTGGCTTTTACGTTAGGCATGTAGCTTAGAAGCTCACTGCCTGCTAGCAGCGCCACGGCAATAGCCGCTATCTGTTCAGTTGTCATGCTGCAGTAGCAGATACAACAAGCCTAGCTTGCTGAAGCAGACCCAGCATTGAGGGATGCGCTTATGCTGGCTAGCAATCCAATGCCAAATCCGCTTTGCCTTCTTGGCACGCTTGATAATGTAACCGAAATATCAATGCGCCCTTCAATGCGGTGTGTTTCTTCAATAGGCGCTGCATAACGCCATGCCACGTTCAATGGCGCTAAGCCTGAAATATCATCATGCCCCAGCCACACATCACTTGATAGGTCAAAACTGATAAAGCCGCCCTGCTGCGTTCGGTAATGATCCCTAATTAAACTAGCATCAGCTTGAGATAATGCGACGTAATTAAGACGCAGTTGGAAGCTATATCCAAGGTTGCCGTGCTTAAACCGGACATTGCCGCCGCCGAACCCGCGCTCTTCTGTAACAGGAAATTCCGCTAGAGCATAACCCCTGGACGACGGCGTTAATGCCGGAAAGTCGGCCATCAGTTTTGGAGGGTAATCGTGCTGGCTCCAAGGGAGAAGGTCGCGCCGCTTGCGGATACATCGCCGCCAAAATCGACATAGCAAACCAGCTCATCTGCGCTAGATGCGCCGCCACGTGATTTGTAGATTACGGCACCTCTGGCCGTAATAGTTGCCGTAGTCCAATTGACGGACGCAAAGCTAAGGGTGACTTTATCTAATGCAGTATCTTTGGTCACCGTGCAGGCGGTGGTACTGCCGCCTGCCGTGTAGCCAGTGCCAGAGACTTCATTGGTTACCGAAGACCTTTTAAGGTGTGCGTCTTTATCGGCCGCATAAGTGCTGGTGACCAGCATGACTTTGAAAGTATCTGTATCAAAGTCAATGGCACCTTTGGCCATGTCATCAATACAGCTGTTGTAGATTAGGCTGGCCATAGGACTGATGCGTTAAAGGAAGTCTAGGCGTTAGGGAACGGAGCTGTAGGCGCCGTGAAGTTAGCCGTGTAGCGGGCAATGCCTTTGGTGATGCGGAAATCGTCGATATAGCCATTGCAATATCTATTTGTTGAACTTGTAACTGCAAACCCGATATTGGGAGACTGCCCTGCAGGGGCGGCTAGGCTACTTGTTGCCGTAGCCGCCACGATACCATTCACAAAACTACGCCACGTATTTCCATCTCTAGAAACAGCGAGATGCGTCCATGTATTTGCAGTTACAGCGGACGCGCTGCTTAGAAGATCAACAAAGCTAGATGCCGTCTCCATGTAAGCCTGAAAAGACCCATCAGTCAAGACTGCTATTTGCAATCTATTTGGGTTTCCACTGCCGTAATAGTACAGGCCATTCACCGCAGAAAGGGAGTTTATGTAGATCCATGCTTCCCACGTGAAGCTGCTAGCGCCAAACTCAAATACAGAGTTTGCCGCGACACTTAGGTAGTCGCCACTTCCGTCAAGGTACAAGCTCGATCCCCCAAACTTGCTCTGCGCCGTCGAGATCTGCGCATTGCCGTTTGCTGTAACGCTTAGCGCATTCTTGCTGCTATCGGTGAACGTTGTACTGCCGTTGCTGCCATCCATGTGCAGCAGCAGGCTGACGCTATCAAAGCTGGCGTCGCCAATCCACGCATTCTGCCGCTGATATACAACCTGCTCGTTTGGCGTCCATATCCCTACGGCAGCACCACGGCGAGAGGTTCGTGCGGCTCCAAGCAGTCCGCCATTGCAGCCGATCATCAGCTGATCTCCTCGTAGCCGATCACCAGTTCTAGGTCGCTAGCCGCTGATGCCTTAGCCCGCAGGCTGTCGCCTTCTTCCAAATAGATGTAACCCTCGCGGGTCACCAGCAGCTGGGTCGCATCGGCTGGAACTGCAATGGTCTTGGCCAGGTAGTAATCGGTGGTGCCGTTGTAGATGGTGAGATCAATATCTGCGGCGTTGGTGCCATCCACATTGGCGCAGTAGACGCTGTTGATCTTCAGCACCTTGCCCGATGCGGCGCTATTGCTCAGCGCAGCAGCAAGGGTGGCCGTCACGGCATAGCGTGCCGTCTTGCCCGTGATCGTTGTTGGCGATTTTAGATTTGGTGCCGCCATCTCTTGTTAGTTGCCCCACCAGTCTATATAGGCTAGCGAATCCCAGCCAAACATTTGGATTGACATATCAGACCAATAATCACTGGTAATTACATTGCCTGTGGTTGGCGCCGCTGAAATGCCAAGCGATATAGATAGATCGGCGCCGCTTGAGGCTGCTGCAATTCCAGCTGCAAATGTAGCCGATACTGAGAAGGCGCTGCCATTAGACGCCGCGGCTCCTGCTGCAGCCAGTGAAAATACAGCCGTTGCAGACAGGCCGGGAACCGTGAATACTGCAGGCGCAAGGCTGAGCGTGATTGATTGACTAATGCCACTTGCCGCAGCAGCCTGGCCGGCGCTAAGCGCAATTGCAATATCAATTTTGCCGCCCTTCTGAATAACGCGATCTGCTGGCGCCGCTTGAAGCGATACCGTTACGTTATGCAATCCCGAAAAAATATCTTCAATTGATGGCGGCTCGGCGTACCGCCATACATAGCCAGTCAAGCTATAGTCGGCAACCGTATTAGCACCAATCCAAATGTCATTTGGCAAGTCAAAACTTTCATATGTTCCATATTGGCCTTCATAATGAGCAAGAACACTCAGCATGGATGCTTCGCTGATGCCGGCAAACGTAACCCGCAATTGACTTGCTAGTACGACGTTTCCGTGCCGTACGCTGGACTGCGCGCCAGCATATGCCTTAAAAGCTGTATGGGGATATTCGCCAGGCGTAAACGTCCGTGCGCTGGGTTTTAGGCTAGGAAATGTAGCCATGGTTTACCACTTGCCGTCAGGGCATTTTGATTGCGGCACGCGCACTTTGATAGGCAACAAACAGCCGCACAGCTTGCAAATCTGCATTGATTTGCTCATGTGCAAGCAGTCCTTGCAAATCGCCATCCGTGCTGTGCTGTCTAGCATTGTGGGCTGGTCTTCAGTGCTCATGTCAGTTTATGCGGGTGGATACCCTGCTCCATAATCAGGAGGATATACATCTTGTCCATTAAACTGCATCACCCAATGCCCGTTGTATATCCAGCCCCGTACTTTGGTATTGTTTTGGCATACGCCTGGTCCGCCTAGGTATGTCTCAAACTGCCATACTCCATTTCTTTTTACTTCAATAGCAATCTTGCCCCAGCAAGGATTGCCGCAAGTCCATGCGTCAATGGTTTGATAACCGTAATTGTATAGCCTAAATCCTGTGACATTGTGATACGATGCCGAGGCATACGCAAATCCGCTTGATACAGGATTGGTGACTCCTGGCACAGCGCAGTTATCGACTTCATAATCGTATTTGGCCCATAGGCCAAATACAAGCGTGCCAGCTTGCTCAAACTCAATAGCTTGTCCACCGTAGCCGGTCGCCTCAACCTTAAATGGCGGTGTTTGAGAGGTGGTGCCATCTGGGCAGCGGCCAACACCTAGCACGGACACGCCTGCCGCGGTGGCATTATTGGTGATGATGTATGTTTGAGCAATGCCCGCAGCAACTTGCGTAGTTTCTCCGGTTGCATCATCAACTAAATACCATTCAATATACGCGCCTGGGCAACCTGCATTATATGTCAGCTGGTTATTTGTTTGCGTAACGCTATCCGGCAAGCCAACTAGCCCAACAGTGCTATCAGCATTATCTGATGGCGTATTAGCCGCCGGATCATAGCCGCTGCTGTCGCTAATAAGTCCACCGCTTAAGTCAATCGGCAAATCATCAAATGTAAATCCGTCATAATCAAAAGGATCTTCGCTTGGAATTGAGCCGTCGCTAGCTGAGTTTAAGTCACAAACCAATCCGGTTCTATTGCTTGTTGCTGGCAATGCCGGCCCCACGGCGCTGGCCACATCTAATGCAGTTAGGCTGCGGCCTTGGCTGTCAACCGGAAAATGCGTGCATTCATACGTGACGTCGCCCGTCAATGTCTTAGTTATCCGTTCAACTTGATACATATAATTGAGAACGGATGCTGACGCATCAGTGGCTTCACGTTGCAGCTTGACCTGGATAATGTCACCAGGTGAGATTAGCTTGTTATGCTTTTCGGGCCTAGCGGCAAACCGGATTGAATGCGTAGTATATGCGCGCTTTGAAAGAATATAAGCTCCAATTTTGACGGCATGGGTTTCATTAGTGCAAAATGCGCTAAGGTCGTGGCTTTCATATGGCCCATCTATGGTCCGCCCAGCGTATCGCACTTCAGATGTCTTGACATAACCAATATCATCACCCGTTTCTTGTCGCCATGTGACTTGAGAGGTAAACAGCTGGCGGTCAGGCAGCGTAGTATATGTGATCTCTACAGACTCGTGGAGAATAATGCTTTCATCAAACGTGTACGCCGGTGCAATGGGCGTGGTTTTTATTGTGCCATCGCTATTTGTTGGTAATACAGGGCGCAGGCCGCGCTTGCCGTTTGTATTGCTTTCGCACAAAAGAAAATATGGCGCCCATTGGGCTATTAAATCGGCGTAGTTGGAGCTGTCTTGAATGGTGCAATTGCATGTAAAGCTGTTGGCTTCTAGAAACAGCGCAGCCGACTCTAACGCGTCACTATCAATCAACGATGCTGGTACGCGGCCAGTGCTTTGAATCATCCAGTTTGCAAGATCGGCGAAATTATCGCTGGGCCCTACAATGCCATCTACTAATCGCGTTACCCACATGCCGCCACGAATAAAAAAATGCACCTGGCGATTCCACTGATCAACCCCATCGGGAACCGTGACTCGGAATGACGCCGTGGTCATGCCTGAATACAATCCAACAGTGCCGCAATAATATGGGCATTCAGGCAAGTCATAGCCATCACGGGCAACAATATAGTTGCCGGGCAGCCAAGATCCTGCTCGGGTGTTGTAGGACTGCGTATGCGCGCCAATCCTGCAAGAGCCTTGAAAGACATCTTTGACAGGGATGCTGTCTAATCTGCCCTCGCTTAGCGCAAGAACATAACGTGCCGTAACGGCATTGTTTATGTCATTTGTAAACCTAGCCTCAGTAGCACCAGGGCTAATTAGGATGCCTCCTTTGCCATTTCGCCGTCTAGCGAAAACAATCGGCACTGGCTCACCAATCTGTATCGCACGCTGTTGCGCATCAAGTTGGCTTGCGCCTTTTGCCGCAGTTGTTACCGCAGGCGTAGTGACGCGCCCTGTCTGAATTGCGAGCAGATCAATGGGAGCACTAGCAAATGAGAAAGTCATAAGCGGCAGCCTTGACCCATGATCTGCGTTGTGAATGATCGCGGCGGGATTTGCGAGCCGACAGGGCTAAGCGCTGATCCTAGCGAAAGGGTAATGCTAGTTAACCCACTAGTGCCACCTATGACTTGACCAGTAAACGCGCCAATCAATAATTGACCAAGCTGTGGCGATTCGTTGCCTTTTAGGGCATCGAATTCATAGATCTGTAATTCTGCCAGCAAGCCAGAGTTGATCGCATTCTCAAATGCTTCAATTACGTAAGTCGTGGCTGGCGCCCTAACTAGCACATTTGATTCATCGCCACTCATGCCATTAGTAAAGCCTTCGGCAATAAATGGGACGTATGTCCATTGATTGTTTTGCCAAACCACCGCATCATTGGCATAGTAGCTTTGCCATCGCTGCGTAGTAGCGCCTGCATTGCTAAATATCCGTAGGTACTGCGCTTGTGCCCTTGCCATTGGTTATGCCCCGCGCAAAGCAATGCGAGCAGCCGGTGTGCGCAACTGACCGATTACACCTTGAGCCGTGATGCGCATAGCTTGCTCAAGATCTTCGATTGAAACGTAGCGCTTGCCGTCAAACTCAACGACCGGGCCTGTATTGATGTTAATGACTGGAACGGTGGTGCCGCCTCCGCCATTGAACACCTTTTTGCCGCGAGCACCTGCCATGTAGGCAGCAGAAGCGGCAGCCATTTTGCTTTCAGGGATAATGTATTCGCGCTGGCCGCCTTCACCAACCATTGCCAAGGTTGGGCTGCTGACAATCCCGCCTTCAGCAAACTGCGGAACGCTGACAAATGGCACAAATCCAATATCAGGGCCAGGTAACTGATTGAAGCCTGCAATCAAACGATTGATGGCTCTAGCCACGCTGTTAATAGAACTTCCAATAGCATTCAAAACTCGATTGATGGCTGATCGGATTGTATTAAGAATGCCATTCCATACGCTTGGGACAAAGCTGGCCACCTTGGCCATGGCATCTCGCAAGAAATTGACCATGGATTGCCACGCGTTAGCGATGGTTTTAGTGGCGCTTTGACTTGATTTTGCAACTGCTAGATCTGATGCAACAGCGGCTGCTGTTTTAGCTTGGTATGAACTAGCGGTTGCTTTAGTAGTTTCTTGCACGGCTATGGCAACTTTGCCCTGCGCATTGATATTGTCAATAATTTTTTGGCGCCATGCTTCAGTTTCGGCGCTTGCGGTAGAAATGCTAGTTGAAACCGTATCATAATTTTGCCCCATCTTGCTAACCATGACTCCGGCGTCGCTTATTCTGCTTTCAAGCTCTTTGTTGACAGCCGCAACGGCTTGGGAACTGGTGTAACTACTTGCCATATTCCCGGCAAATGCCTGGGCCTGATCCGAAGACATGCCAATTTGCTCACTTACCAATTTTTGCTCAAGCGCTTGCTGTGCGGTGAGAATTTTAGCTTGGTACTGTGATTCAATTGCTTTTCTTTGATACTCACCAACTATTTTTTGAATGCCGATTTGCTGTCCAGTCGCTACAATTACTTGGTTTTGGGCTTCAAGAGCGTTGCTCAAGGCATCCCTCTTGCGCGCCTCTTCTTCTGCTGTTTTTGCTGTAAGGATTTGTAATTGCCCTTCAGCAAAAATCTCTTTGCCTTTTAAGATTGCTTGTTGATGCCTAAGTTCAACCTTAAACTGCTCTAGCTTAATTGCGCTGAGTCCTTGCTGATACTCAAGTTGCGCAGCTTTTGCAGAATTCTGAAATATCTTAGCCGCAATATTTTGACGATCTATTGCGGTCTTGGCGAGATCATACTCGCGCTGCAGTTGTTGGTCTTTCAGCGCGTTAAGCCGTAATTCAGCATTTAATTGAGCAGAAATAATATCATTGATGCTGTTTTGCCGGTCTTCAATGACCGTCAATGACAGCGACTGGCTTTTGATATTTTTAAGCGTTGCTTCAAGTGGGGTTTTTAATTTTCCAATCTCCTCTGCAGACTTGCCAATCGTCTTAGGGAGTGAACTAAATCTACTGGCTAAACCTGCGGCTTCCGTCTTGGCCTTTTCCGTTCTATTTGCAAACTCTCCAACCTTGTCATTGCCAAGTCCTAGCCGATCAATTATTTTACCAATCTGAGTAGCTATAAACTTAAATACTGGGTTAGTCGCTAATGCGCGGAATCCGTTAACGACCAGGCTAAGCACCTTTGTGAACTTGGCGACAAGCGAAATAGCGGTCTCAAATCCTTTGATTAAGATATTCTGCAAGAACGCACGTATAGGTGTAAAGTCAAAGTCCTTGAAGGCATACCTCAGTTCATTGACCACAGGCTGAATTGCTTTGTAGACCTTTGGAAATATGACTGCGCCCAAATAATCCCACCAATCGGCGAGCATTTGGCCCGCTTTGACAAGGGCCGTGGCGCCAGCAACTACTACGGGCGCAAAAACTTTGCCAAGTGTGTTAAGAAGCCTGTCCGACACTTGGCCCAATGAATTAAATGCTTGCTGCTGTTTCGTGAGCTTTTCGTTAAGATCGCCTGCAGCTGCAGCCGATCCAGCCAATGCCTCATACAGCACTTGGCTAGTAATCTTGCCATCTGCCGCCATTTTTTGCAGTTCGCCCCGACTGGCACCAGTAGTTTTGGCGATTGCATCAAGTAATTGCGGCATCCGCTCTGCCACGATGACAAATTCGTCGCCGTTTAGCTTGCCCTTGCCTAGTGCTTGGCTGAGCTGGAAGAATGCTCCACTTGCATCTTCCGCGTTTAGGCCAGATTGTTTAGCGATAACATTAAAGCCGTCGTATATTTCAGACGTTTCTTTAAGGCCAAAGCCAACACCTTTCAGTCGTCCGTACACATCTGCTAGAGCCTTGGTGGCGTCAGTTTGCGAAATGCCAAATTTGCCCGCAGATTGTGCCGCTACGCCAAGTGCAGCCTCATATTCTTGCGTTGAGCCAGTTAAGTTTTTTAGGCGCTGTTCTGCCTGGTTGCGCTCAAAGGCTGTGGCAAGGCTTTGTCGGACCACCTCTACCGCTGTTCCGACTGCCGCCAGTGGGCCCAATGCCGCAGTTAGCGCGCCGCCAAAGCCTTCTAGTCCGCCCTTAGCGCCTTCTAGTCCGCCCTTAGCGCCTTCTAGTCCGCCCTTAGCGCCAGCAAGCGCTCGGTTGAGCTTGTTTAGCTCAGCAATCGCACTGCTGGTGTCAACATTGATGGCAACATTGGCGACGACCGACATGCCAAGGGAGCTTTAATACACATAGTCTACCGTCGCCTTGCTTTCCTTTCGGATTCTTCCTGCGCTTGTGCCTCAACCTCATAAAACGCAAGCCACATTCGATACTCCTCGGGCGTAATGCGTTCGCATAATTCACCGTATGTGTACCCAAGCTCCTTTGCCAAGTACATCATAAAACGGCATTCATGATCTCGCTTGAGATCATCAGCTATTTTTTTGCTTGTGCCTCAGAAAGAGGCTCGCTTTCATTCTTAATTAGCGCAACCATAATGGCTTGCAGATCTTCGTCGCGAACGTCATTTTTAAGCTCGGCAATCTCGCCAGGCATGAACATTTGCTGGCCGGCGGCATCTTGCGCCTTTTGAATCAGCAGTCGCAGCGCAAATGCGTTGGCGTCGTCGCCGCCAGCATCTTTTTGAGCTTTTTCGCGCTCGGCCATAGTAAGCGGTGTGCTGTAAAACTCAAACACAGTGCCGTCGTTTAAGTTCACGCTTTTTTTGGTCGGCGTGAGATTGGCGGCCTTCTTTAGCTGATCAAGTGCGCGCATTGGCATTAGGGATCCCAGTTGACGGTAACAGGCAAATGGCCTTGACACAAGCCAAGGCCATCAACAAACTGCCAATCAGCTCTTAGAAAGATCAAAGGTGGGCGCGGCGCTTGGGCGGAAAGAAATCTCCACCGACTGGCCATCGTCCGGGTTCACGGTGAAATTAGCAGATGTCAGGATTACCGGCACCTCAATAGAGCGGCTGGTTGTGTCATTGACAGTGCCGCCGCTGACTACACGATCGATGTAGAGCTTCATGGTTGCGCCATTTTGCTCACGTTGCAGCACGTCCTGCACCATCCGGCTGGCGATGCTGGTGTCTTCGTTTGTGGTGTAGACGGTCGCAGAGCCCGAGCCATCGGCAAACCCACTGATGTAGCTGCGGAATGGCACGGTCTGCCCAGCTGCCTGGCCGATGGTCGTCACATCAATCTCCTCGCGGGTGATCTCAAAGGACCATTCACGCACCTCTGCCACCGACTGGAAAGTGGCATACTCCACTTGGAAGATATTTGGCGAGACTGCGGTGCCATCGTCCGTGATGGCAACAGCAGCACCGCCAAGCGTGGCCGACACCTGCATCACGCCGCTGCTGGCGGTATACGCAATGACGTAGTAGGTAGTAGCTGCTGACAGTCCGGCGGGTAGCGTGCCAGTGCCGGCTTCGCCAGTGTTGACGTTCACAACACTGAATTGCACCGGATCGCCGACCTTGAATCCAAGGTATGGCAGCACGGTGATGTCATCACCCGTTGCGTCAACCGCAGACTCGGTAAATGTGGCAGTGGTGCCGGCAGGCTTGTAATACAGCGCCCCGGACGTGCCAGAGAGGACAGTGGCAGCCATTGATCAATGAAGTGGTTGCTTCAGTCTAGATACGCACTAAACGTGATGGCTAGCTGCGTTTGATAGTACGCTGCAGGAGCTGCCGGTGTTACCTGAAACGGGCCTGACGCCGCATCAAAATGAATGCCGCCAAGATCCAGCCGATCAAACAGCGCCTTCATGCGTTCGGCAATGGTGAAATTGGCGCCAGACCCTGCGCCGATTGGCGTGTAAACATTGATCGTCAAGACGCCATTATGACGATTAAAACCGGCGCCAGGCCCAAGCAGCGTGGCGTAGTTGTTGTCGCCAAACCGGATAAATGCCTGCAGCCATGGGCTGTTGTTTGGCGGGCTGAATGGCATGTTTTGGTATGCCACCGGATATGACGGCGCCATAGCCAATTCGGCCGCAATCCGTTTTTCAATAGCCGCCCGCACTTCATTAAGCGTGCTATTCATGATTCCCGTCCGATACGTGCTGCAGCTGCCAGCACCCTAGTCTGCACGTCCTTAGCAATGCCTTGCACCCAGCCTGGTGTGGCCTGGCGGCTGCTGCCATTTGCCAATGGCTCTGCATATGGCAAGTTGTTATGCACGCTGTAAATGTTGCCAATTCTTTCTTGGCTGTAGCCAATGCGTGTGATGGCAGGTGCCTTTGGGTAATCCCCCGGCGCCGCAATGCCGCCCGGCGCTGCATTTTGCCCCACCTGCCAGCTAGCGCGAAATCTGCCGGTGTCCACTGGACTGGCTTGCTTGACTAGGGAGTCCGTCTCCAGCACCGCTGCGCGCAGCAGCTTTTCCGTCTGCTCTGAAGCGTACTTGCCTATATCCTCAATTCTGATCTGGCGCGTCATCAATCCCTCAAGAACAGTTCGTGAGTAATAGGCAAACCATCTTGCTCAATCGTGCGTACTTCAACCACTTGCAGCGTGCGGCCACTTGCGACTACTCGATCATCTGTGGTCGGGATAATGCTGCCAACGTCTGCGGCAGCCACAATCAGCTTTTTGTCGCCTGCCTGAATTAAATCATTGACTTCACGTCGGGTGACATTTTCAAGCACGCCTTTAATTGCGATACTTGTCAGCAATTCGCTGATCGCGCCAGTGTCAGGGTTGTAAATGCCTGGCGTAACGCGCCGCAACGTCACATTGCCACCAAACTTCGCCATCAGCCGACTGGCGACACGACGCAGTGATGTATTGAGTGCCATGCCCCAGTCTACGTCTTAAAAGATCAGCACATTGCGACGGCGCGTGGTGCTGGCCTTGGCAAGCGCTGCCGACAGTCCGGTCAAGATGAACGCGCCGGCTGTTGCATCAAGCAGGTCGGTGTCGCCTAGCCCAACGGGGTTGCCCGTGAGTGTAAATTCGCCGGTGCCGCCAAGCAGGCCGCGGTCAGCCGCAAAGGTTGCCGGGTTCCCGGTTAGCAGGAAGTTCCCACGGTCACCGGCAACGCGCCACCCATGCAATGGCGCCGCTGGCTGCCCGGTCAGCGTGAACTGGCCGCGGTTGCCCGCCAGCAGCCGCGTGATAGTCAGCGTGGCAGGCTGACTTGATAGCGTGAATGCCCCGACTAGGGGAGTCAGCTTATCGGCTGCAGCCTTGGCAAGCGTTACTGGGCTGCCGGCAAGGCTGAACGCGCCAGTGTCGCCCGCTAGCGCAAAGCCCCGCGTGAGACCGGCTTGGTTGCCAGTCAGCAGAAATTGGCCGCGGCCACCGTCAAGATTGACCGCACGAGCCAGCTCAGCCTGCTGCCCTGAGACCGTGAACGCGCCGCGATCACCCGTGATACGCACGCCATGGGCAAGACCGGCTTGGTTGCCGGCCAAGCTGAAGATGCCGGCAATTGGCAGCAGCTCCTTCGCCGAGAGCTTTGCCAGCGTGGCGTCATTACCGGTCAGCGTGAACTGGCCGCGGTTGCCGGTGATCGCAACGTTGTGGCGCGCATCAGCCGGGTTACCCGTCAGCGTGAACGCCCCGACGCCAGCCTTGATGTCCGTGTTGTGGCGTAGGCCTGCAGCGTTGCCCGTAAGGGTGAAGGCGCCGCGCTCGCCGGTGATCGCCGTGTTGTGGCGTAGGCCTGCAGCGTTGCCCGTAAGGGTGAAGGCGCCGCGGCCTCCATCCATCTGCTTCGGGCTGGCCTTTGTGAGCGTGGCGCCGTTACCCGTCAGTGTGAAGCTGCCGACGACTGGCGTCTCGGTCCGCGGCACCAGCTCGCGGATGGCCAGATGCACCGCCGCACGGTCATCTGTGGCGCCGGTGAAACCGACGTTGCGGGCGCCTTGACCGGCAGTTGTTTCGACTGCTAAGGCAGAGCCGTAGTTGCCGATGTCAATGCTGTTGAGCAGCGTGCTGCCTGTGCCAGCAGTGGGAGGCGTATTTAGGCCGGAGTATGCGCCCGCGTAGCGAAGACTGTTGACGCCGGGTGATGTGTCGTCAACGCTCTGGACTGTCAGGGTGCCGTCGTCTTGTAATAAGACGATGGTTTGGGTTGGGACGGATGTGTTTGCTGCGGCGGTGACTGTGGCCGCTGCTGCGTACATCACCGTCGCATTGTTGGTGCGATTGACGGTGATTGTTTGGTTGCCGGTGCCTAGTCCGCTGCCAAGAAAGAATGTATCAAGTCGGCCGGGCTCCGTGGCCGTGTCTATTGCTAAGCCGCCTGATAGGCGCGTTAGTGCAACGCCGCCGTAGGTGACGCTGCTGATTAAATCTGCTGTGCTGGCATACGTCGAGACAAAGACAACCACACCTTGAGGCGTGCCCGTCTGCGCATGCGTCCAGCTGAACGCTGCCTGGCTGGTTGAGCCTGTTGTCCCGGTATGGGACTCAGAGGCAGCACTATGGGCAACAGCCACCGTCCCGCCTCCGCGTCAGTTATCAGGCCAGCGTCAGGATGCCAGCAGCGTCCCAGGTGATCGTGAACGTCTCGCCGTTCAACAGGTCAACAGCAGCGCCGTAGTCGTACCAACCAACCAGCTCATCGTTGGTGGCGGTGTTGTTGTAAAGCACCACGTAACGGAACGTCGGCACCGTGCCCGTGGCGGTGAGCACCAGATCGTTCGCATCCAGCTTGTAGCTGCCGCTGGTCTGCGCCGAGGTCACACCAGTCAGGTCGCGGCCGGTCGTGGTGCCATTCTGGATGTTGGTGTAAGCAATCTGAGTGATGTTGCTTAGCTGCGTGTTGGTGTTCACCGGCAGCGTGTTGGTCAGCGCCACCGTCAGCGTGTCGCTGCCGAGGTTGTGCACCTTCTCGGCCAGCGCCTCCACGAACGAGTTGAACTTGTTGAAGGTCGCCATCAGTAGTGGGCTCCTGTTCTATGGGTTCAGTCTACGATCAGAACGCAACGGACAGATTGAACTCGTCCACCGCCCCGCTGACCGTGGTGATCTCAACCCACACCCAGCGTGCTGCCGGGATGGGCTGGTTTTGCACTGTGGTCGCGTCACCGGTGGTGGTATTCGTCACAGTGTCCGGCACGGTGGCCAGCGTGCCGGCCGTGGTTCGATCGCTGGCATGACGCAGCTCGTAGGTCACCGAGCCGCCGGACACCAACGCCACCACGCTTGCGATCGTGGTCTCGCGGCTGGTGCGGAACAGCGTGAAGCTGTCGCCCGCCAGCGGACCAGCGATCGTAATGCTACGCGGCGCCGAACCGTTTACCGGGGGCTTGTGCTCCCAGCGGTTCATCGCATCAACCCATGTCAGCACGTCACCGTCATGGGCATCGGACACCTCTACATCGTGGCAGTCCTTGATGAACTGACCTGTTGCCGCACGAACGAAGATGATGCCGTTGTTGGCTGACGTGATCACCGCCGCCACTGGCAGCTTCAGGTTCGGACCATCCGGCTCGGTCGTCACGAACCCGCCAGGCGTAGCCGGGTCGCAGTACAGGATCGAGTCCGCCGGGTAGGCGGTGGTATTGATGCCGCGCACCTTGCCGAAGCTGGTGACGAACCCACTGCTGCCCGCGGTTACCGTCTCGGTCATCACGCCGAGGAACACATGCCCCGGCAAGGTGCCGTTCGCAAGCATCGGCGCCACCTTCAGGTGACCGCTCGCGCCATTGGTGCCGACGTACATCACGCCGGTGCCTTCCGTGATCGTGCTTGCCGTGTCGTTGTAGACCAGAAAGCTCATCTCCTGGCCGACCTGCAGCACCGTGCCGCCGCCCTTGGCAATGTCTAGCGTCTGTTCGTCTTCGTTCCATGCCAGCTCGCCGGCCGTGTCGGCATTGCCGCCGGTCGTCAGCAGCTGGATCGACTGCAGTACAGGATCCTGCGTCCACGCTGTGTCGTAGTTGGTGCTGCTGGCTTTGGCAAGAAGTGCATTGGCCGCGCCGCCAGTTGGTACGCCTTGGCCCGCGGAACCTGCAGGGCCCGGTGTGCTGACAATGACCGTTTGCCCGTCATCCTCGACGACAACTGTATTGGCCAGGGTGGTGACGCTAACAGTTGTCATGGCGCTGTATATCCCTCTGAGACATAAACGATGCCCTCTAGGTAATAGTGCCTCAGGCCGGATGTATCCTCCAGCATTACGTCATAATATGCCTCATTCGGGAATGATGTGGTTTGCGTATCTGTCAGCGCAATCTTGATCTGGCCTTGCGCTCGGTTGGTATATGTGATCGCAAAGTCCGCGGATTTCGTAGTGCGCTCAGCATTCCATACTTGCGCATAGGCCGTCCATCCCGTCAAATTGATCGGCGTGCCGGTGCTGTCTTTGAACTGCAGCGACAGGTCATAATCAGCCCGCCGCTGCACTGTGATGTTGTGTTGGCCGGGCTGGATTGACATCAGATCTTGTATGCAACGACCTTGCCGCTTGTCAGGGTCACACTGGTAAAAACGCCTTCGATTTCATCGCCCGCATTAAGGGGAACAGATGTAAAGGCATTGCCGCTGGCATTCTGCACTGTGGCGGTGTTGATCACCGCATCCGCTAGCGCATAGAGCTTGTAAAACCTGCCGGTGTGCGCCGCAGTGTCAGAAATGTACTCAAACCCAATGCTGTAATCCATATCAGCTCCTGCGAATGGAGAAATTGCCTGGTCCACTCATTCTAAGCCCGGTGAGGTACCGCTCCATGATCGGCGGCACTTTATCTGCGCCTACTGCACCAAATCCCACATTGGGCGTCACGGACAAGCTGCCGATCGACACGCTTTTGTAGTCTTCAAGCCCACTCAGCCCTAGTGCATCGGCGTTGTTGTTGAGGAACACCGCTAGCGCAACTTGGGCACGCTTGATCTGATCTGGGATCTCGGTATCGGTGTAATAGTCCGTCGTGATGCGGAATGGGAAGCCGATGCTATATGTGTTGATATAGGTATCAGGCTTTCGCACGCCCGTACGCGGCCATTGCAGCGCTTGCGTATCAGTGGCGCGGGCGCCAAGATAGCGCTCACGATCTAGCCGCTGTGTGGCGCTATAAAGCGCTCGGTTCTTTTGGTCGGTTGTGGCAGTCGCCCAAGCTGTAACGTCGGCGTCTTCCACCATGCCATCAACAATGGCTTGGGCATCAGCCAGCGTGATGTAGCTGTTGGCTGTTGCCGAGCCAATCGTGGCATCAATTGCTATCGCCATCGGTCAGCCTTGGCTTTGCAGGTTTGCGCCGCTTGGGTTGCAGCGGTTCTAGTTCCATCGTAGGCGCTACAGGCTGAGCAAAAGAGGCCGCCTCAGAAGAGGCAGCCTCACGCTCGCGCATTCGCCTAAAAGCGAACATGCCCATCAGTCGGCCGCGGCCTTGATGACAACAAAGTTGAGCACCACGGCTTCGCCGGCAGTGCTGCCGACGTTGCTAACGGTGACATCAAAGCTGCCGGCGGCAGTGGCAGTCACGAACGGCAGGTATTTGCCGGTCGTAGCGCCAGACTTGACCGACACCAGCACAACATCAGTGGCGGCAACTTCGCTGTTGGTAACAGTGAAAGTCACCTCTGCATCGCCAGTCAGCGACGCATTGTGCATGGTGATAGCGCCACAAGGCTTGTTCAGCGTGACGCCGGTGGACTTGCTGGTGGCCTGGGTGACGGCACCGCCAAGGCCGCTGGTGTAACCCAGTGCCTTGCCGGAAACCACCTCAAAAACGGATGCCATGGTTAGATTCCTCAGTCAAAGTTGGAAGTAACCGTAGCCCGCACGACACCAATGTTCTTGGTTTCGTACACCTTCTCCCAGTTGGTAATGGTCTCCAGCTGAGTGCGGGTCGGATTGGTGGTAGTCACTTTCCACCGGGCGCCGATTGGGTGGTAGCAATAATGGAGGTCAATCGACATGGCATCACTCTTGGCGAGGATGTCACGATCAACTTCAGTCTCCATTGCCATCTGCTCGCCGGAGCCGATAGCGCCTTGGGTGAAGAAATAGGCCGCGTATTCGGTGCTGGAGCCAGACCCTGCAGTCTGGACATCATCCGAAATGATGACCCGCAGGCCCATGAATGTGGGAACCTGCACTTCGCCAAAAGCATTGGCAATGCTGCCGCCGCTTTGGGTGGTCGATGTGCCGCGAGCATCGTTAGTGCTCACGTAGTCGATGGCACGGCGCTCCACCAAGTCGTAGTAGACCTTGGAGTGGATAGCCATGGCGGTCAGCTTCTCGCCTTGATCGCCCAGCAGGCTGCGAGCCTCTGCAACGTGGCGGGGGCTAAGCACAGTCGGGCTATCGGCAGTCAGGCCATCAATCGACAGCTCCACAAATGGGGCGCTGTCGTTGGTGCCAAGCGTGCCAAAAACACCGGCAAGGCAAGCCAGCAAGTCCTTTTGACGCTGATTGGCCACGTAGTCGGCAATCTTGGCGCCAATGGCAGCCATCGGGTCCGATCCGGCGGCAAGCGCCGCAAGGTCGCGAGCCTCAAACGCACGGCCGCGGTGGAGGATGACGCCAGTTTGCTTGGCAGCTTGAATTTTGCCGGGCGTCAGCGAGGTGCTGTCGGACAGCACTTCAAAGTCACCAGACAGATTGGCCTTCCAGAAAGGCACATTGATAAAATCACCGCCCTCGGTGGCATTCAGCTCCGCCATCGGCTGCACCACGCCGGATGCCAGGAAGGCATCACGCTGCGTGGTTTGCTCAATGACGTACGGCGTAAATACCTCGGGGATGATGATGTCAGAGCGAAGAGTCGCCATGAATCAGATCCTGTGGTTTACGGGTGTGTGGGCGCAGCCCTTGCCTACCAGCGCAGCCGGTTTGATATATCCTAGCGTGCTGCGGCTGCTTTTAATCTCTCATATAGATCGCGATCGGTCTTAAACAGTCGCGATTGTTCAGTGAGATTGAATGATTCCTTGAGAAATGGGTTTGTTACGCCGGCTGGGATGGCGCTTGTTGCAGCACCGGCAGATGGTGCGCCACTGCCTTGCGGTTTGGGCTGCTTCAGCATCCACGCTGGCAGGGTCTTGGCCCATTCAGACACCGGCGTGCGTTGATAACCATCAACAACCACGACAGTGCCATCTGCCTCGCGCTCAATCTTGTCTGTAGTGAGCTTGGTCTTCAGCACGAGATCAGGGTCATGCACAAGATCAGCCAGTGCCGACACTGCGGGGCTGACTAACTCCAGCTCACGCACACGGGCTTCAAGTTCGGCAATGCGCTGGTCCTTCTGCGCCGTCGCCTCACGGAACTGCTGCTCCAAAGCTTGTCTGGCTTCGGTGTAATTACCTTGCGCTTCCAGCTGCTGCTGCTCGGCTTTGCGCTTGAAGTCCAGTAACTCATCGACATTGACCCCATCCGGCACCTTAGGCGCCTTCTTGGCTTGCCGCAGCTCGGCAATCAGTTCTTTGTTTTTGGCCTCTAGCGCTTCAACACTGCGCTGCAGCATTTCAGCATCAACAGCCGCAGGCTGCTGATTGGTTTCTTCAGACATGCATCCCGCAGGGATATGGTTGCGTCAGCAGTTTACACCTAGCATCATTTCTTGCCGGGCAATCGTTTGCTGCTGGTGCCTTTGATTTTTGAACTTTGCCGGTTACCGCCTAGCGCCTGCTGTGCACCACGGAAATAGCGTGCGTCTGATTGCGCAAGCTGGCGAAGGGCGCCTTGTAATGCGCCACTAGCGCTGCCACTGCGATTAGCTCCCGATGCGGAGCTGGTTGGCCTGGCTGCGGCTCCTTGCCGCACATTGCGCTGAATAATCCGCATACCTGCAACATCTCCGCCTAGTGCGTGCAGGCGATCCTGCTCTGACTTGTATAAGGCGCGCTGTCCCTTTCGTAGTTTTTTGGTAATCGCACCGCCAGGTTTGGACGGCGCTTTAGGTTTATTGCGGCTGGCGACAGTGCCACCTGTTGCAGAAAACCGTCCTTTGCGATCTCTGATATATCTGCGGACTGCCATTATTTCCTCTTGCGTGCTTTGCCGGCTTCACTCAGCGCAATTGCTATCGCCTGCTTCCGGCTTTTGACCTTTGCGCCTTTGCCGGGGCCTGGCTTGCCGCTGTGTAGCGTGCCCGCTTTGTACTCCTTCATCACCTTGCTTACCTTCTTCTGCGCCGCTGTTTTCTTCTTTGCCATGGCGCCATTCTGCAACATCTGACAACAATTTAGACCCATCGGCTGCGGCCCATCCTTTGTCGGTATAGATAGCAGGTATCCATGCACCATCAACCAGCACGTCCACAAGGTCACTTGAGATATAGAAGATCCCGCGATTCTCGAAATGGCGCAGGTCTGGCGGCTTCCAAGTCACTTGCGACGGAGCGTTTTGCAATGCATCAGTTTAGGCCTCTGTTGATCACCGTTTTGACCGTGCCGTCCTGCTTGATGGCGATCACCTTATGGATGCGGGGCTCAGTGCCCTTCGGCTTGAGGAGGCGGCCGACAGCGGTGACTTCAGGTTTGATCATGAGTGGCTTGTGACTGCTACTGCAGGCTAGGCAGGGCTAGGGCTTACGACGACGACGACGAATGGTGCTCGTCGACCGCACCAGCCCACGATTTGCTGCCTTCTCCGTTGCCAGAACCACTTTCTGAACGTCGTCGGGCGCCTGCAGTCGAGCAACCCTGCCCTGTCTCGCTAATGACTGCGCTTTTGCCTTTGCTTCTTTGCTAGCAACAAAAAAGCTGTCCTGATTAACGGTTGAAACCTTGTTCTTTGGCACTCGCACAGACAAGACCGTGCCACCGCCTGTCTTGCCTTCAGCAACCGACTTGTAGTAACCAGCAACGCGCTTATCGCTTGAGAAGTACACGCCTTTGCCCAAGAAGCCATCTGAAGACGCCCTGAACCCACCGCTGCGGATGGAATCGGCGGCTTCCTTGCTGGTGCCGTGATACAACCGTTGAAACTCCAACTTCTTATCACTGCCACCTAGGCGGCGCCCTTTGTTGGTAGCGGCTTCAGGCTTGGAAGCTGCAGCAGGCTTAGCGGCAGGCTTGCTTGGCGAGGGTTTGGTTGACCGACTCTTGCCAATCGTCCCTGCAGGCTTGCCCCCTGCAGGAGCAGCTGGCTTAGGAGTCAATGCCCCAGGCTTGATCCTTGCAGTGGTGCCGCCGCCCTGCTTGGACCTCACATCCGCAACCAAACCAACGAAGTCCGAATCCTTGCTCACGCCACGCTTCACCATCTCGGTAACGCGTTGCCTATCTGAACGGAAACGCTTGTCGGTCATCACGTCGCGGGCAATCTTCTGATCAGCCGTGAGTTGACGCGGGGAGTTGGCGATCTTGTTTGCAGGCTTGGCCGCAGGCTTTGCTGCCCTGTTCTTCCCGATCGCCCCGGCAAGCTTGCCCCCTGCAATCTCCTTGGTCTCGGTCGCTCTCTTGTTACCCGCTGCAGTCCTCAGCCGCCCACCCCTGGCAGTAGCACCAACAGTGGCAAACCGCCCACGGTTGTCACGAACGTAGGCGCGGCGTGCCACGACAAACGAATCAACTATCGCTTCAGTCTAAGCGGCCATACCGGCGTTTAAGGTCGTCAAGTGTGAGTTCTGATCCATCATCACGCACCAACTTGGCGATGGCATCGCGGGCGCCATGCTTACTGGCCAGCCGCTGGAAATACGCAACCTTGCCGGGCCCCAGCACTTCAGCCTGGACTGATTGCGGCTGCTTGGCTAGCCATTCGCCATAACTAGTGTTGACCGGCACTGGGCCATCTTTGCTGGCGCGCTTGGCAACCGTTGATGGCGGCAAAATGTCAGGATCAATCACTGGCACCGTAGTGCTGCGGCAGTTGAAATGTTGCGGCGGCATTGGCCCTTTGCCATATTCAAACTCCCTGCCGTCCAATGCGCGACAGATGGCACTAGTGCGCGTATCTAGCGTCGCCACGTAGCGATACCGCGGCGTGATGTCTTGGTTGGCTTCATATACCTGCTGGCTAGCGGCATTTGCCACTTGATTGATGCTGGTGCGGACTAGCGCCACTATTTGGTTATTGGCCACGGCCGTAGACTGCCCGCCTGCCGCTGCTAACTGCGCCACAGTCTTGGCTTCTTCGCCAAATTGCAGGCTGCCGATCAAGCGTTTGGCAATGCTCGGCGTAGTTTCACCTGTAAGCAAACCTTGCCGCACCACTTGGCTAAACCGCTCAGCTTGATCAACTGCAATGCCGCGAAATGCCTTTTCAACAACACGTCCATTGGGCAATGTGATTGTGGCACCTTGTGCTGCGGTGAGACTGTAAGTCTGCGGTGCGCCTTGGACAGCCGCTACAAGGTCGTCGCTCAAGGTAACGACGTTGATCTGTGTCGGGTCGGTGGTGACCACACTCTCGGCGAATTGCGGGCTAATTTCCACAGTCCGTACAGCACTGGGCGCGCCAGGTGGTAGCGCCTTGCGTAGCTCATCGGCTACAAATTCCGATTGCAGCAATGCCAGCCCTTGCAGCTCAGGCACCATCAGTTCGGTTGCATCGCCGGCCCATGTACCTAGGCTGTCTTTTAGCTGCGCCAGAATGCCCCGCAGCCGAGCCGCCTTGACTGGCGCTGCTAGGTCATCAATAATGCGCAGTTGGTTTACGGCATCAATGATGATGTCGTTATAGGCATTGATGATTCGCCGCGCAACGCTGTTGCTGTAGCGGTTCAGATCAATGGCATTGCGGTATAGGCTCGGCGGTGTTGTCACGTTGCACCGGTCATGCCACCGCTTGCCGTAGCTTCTAGCTCATCCTGCACATTGAAATTGTCGCCAAGCACATCGCCCTCAACTAGTTCGCGCAGAAGCGTTTCCTTGCTGATCGTGCCGGCGGTATAAAGCTGCAGCAGGCTGCCAACATCGGCAGGTTCAAGCCTAGAGCCAAGGAAATCCCGATTGACATAGCTGCTACCTGCATTGGCATTAGCGCCAAGATACTGGGCGTGGTATTGCAGGCAGTTATCAATCATGTCTTGCATATTTTGAGCAATTACCATCATGGTGCTGTCGCCTTGGCTGCGGTCGATTTGCTTTGCCTCGGCTGTTTCCGCGGTCAACTTTTGGCCAAGCACAGCCGCTAGGCCAAGTTCATTGATCTGCTTTTCGAGCTGCTCAATACGTTGAAACTGATACTGAAAGCTGCTACCGCCGGGCTCAATATATTCAGCGCGGCCCTCAGCCGGAAATGCCAACGCTTCGCCAGGCCCTGCTGATACCTCTTCAGCACTACTTGGGAATCCATAAAACGCCAGCATCGGCACCGCTGAGATGTGCAGTTGATTGTCAAGGTCGCTTTGCACTTGATATGCCTTGAGATTCAGCTCAGCGATATCTTCTAGCGGCGGTCGTGATTCCATAAACCCTTGGCGGTTGGCGTATGCCAAGCTGAAAGGGATTTCTTGCAGGCTGGTTGTACCTTCATCAACAACACGAAAATCGCCATCGTCCTTGCGCTGGTAAAGCCGATATTCGCCAGGTGTCAGCAGCCGTACCTGCTCCACAGCCTTCTCGCCAAATTCGCCATCGGGTGCCACGACAGATTCAAGCAGCCGCAGTTGCGTCAGTCGTTGCTGACCTTCGCGTTGCTCAGACCGCCATCCAAGAATCTGCCGTGGCGTATAGGTGACCCAATATGGGCGACCGCCATCTGCCGGTGCATCTACTAGGCAGCCGATGTGCCCATAGCGCACCATCTTGCGGGCAGTCTCATAAACCCATACGTTTAGGTCGTTGCCTTGCAGATCAACATCAAACAGTTGCTCGCGGATGTCATCATCCGTTTCATCTAGGCGCACTGGCTTGCGCGTCAACATGCCAGCCATCATCCGCTCTAGCCGTTGGTAATACGGCGGCACCACCGACCGCGCCAATCGGTTGTCGTAGGACTCATCCAGCTCGCGGGGCTCCTGCGGTAGATATCGCCTGTGTTTGCGGCGCATCCCACAGGTGCCCTGCAGCAGATCTTCAATCAGGATCCAATGCGGCTCTTGCGCATACCATGCCGTATTTGCATCCTGAACCCGCGTGACGCGGCGCTCTGCTGTCGTGCGATCGTAAAGGCTATAGCCGGTGTACATTACAGCGCCGCGGTCATGAATACAGTTTAAGCGGCAGTCAGCGTGATGCTATTGCGTGCAATCTTAATGCCAAACTCAGTGCCGGGTCCGTAGCCCATCTCACGCAGGTAGCCATCGCCGATTTGCAACTTGCCATTGAATTGCACCTTAGCCTTGTAGGTCAGGCCACGGCCGCGCTTGGCTGACTTGTTGCCCAGGTCAACGCCTTTAGCTTCTAGCAGTGCCTCGTAGAACTGCGTGAATGCCGCGCGGTCGTTGATCACGTAACCGCAAGCGCGCACCAGTTCAGATTTAGACGCATCGCCCAGTTGCTTGACTTTGGCGAGTAGCTCGGCGCCCTTAAGCATGGGTAGAGTTAATGGTTTGCGGAATCAATATAGCCTAATATCCGCCGCCGGCTTAGGGGATATGCCTATTCTCAAACTTTGCTAGCTCGCGGATGGCAACCTTAAGGTTGGCGACCATAAATGTATTGCCTGCGCGCTCTGCCGCTTCTAGCGCTTTTAGCAAGCGTTGCATTCTGTCGGTGTTGCCGTTCATCAGTACACCCTGATTCCGGTAGTGCGGCCAGCGCCGGCGTGCAGCGGATTAAACTCGCGCCACACAACATAGCCTAGAGCATCATTCATGTGATCATGTCCTGCGTCTTTGTCGGGCTCGCCGCGTTCGGTGTAAGACTGCAGCTCTAAGCATTCAATCAACTTGCGACAAGCGGCATGGATCTGCAGCCTGACCTGGCCTTTGCCGTTCTCCAGCAAAGCTTGAACAGCAGCCACGCGATCACGGATGGGAGGATTGCTGCGTGGTGACTGGTTGCTGAAGCCATAGGACTCAAGGATCTGAATGTCAGTCTGACTTGCGTTGGTGCTGCGGTTGCCGCCGCTGGCATCTGGATAGACGTAAACGCGGTGATCGGGATACCGCCGCTGGATCTCTTGCGCCAAGGCATCGGTGTCATGCGCGCCGCTGATCTCGTCAATTACCAGCAGGCTGTTACCTTGCCGGATGGCGATGACGGCAGACATATTGCCCACGTTGAAGTCAACGCCAACCCTGAGCGGCTCGCGGCTGACATCTGGCGAGTCGGTGACGATGTGCTTGCCGCGATCAAAGCGGTCATACACCTGGCCGGTGGTCAGATTGACAAACTCACCGTCGAGGTAGGCGCGCAGCAGGCTGGGATCGTAGTTGGCCTGCAACCGCTCGATAAAGTCCGGCGGCAAATGTGGGTTATCGCTGGTGCGCATCCTGATCAAATGCCGGTCAGCACGCGCCTTGGCTTCGTCACTGCCGAAGGTATTCCACATCCAACGAAACCCCTCAGGCGTGGATGCGGCGCCAAACTGCCGCACATTGCCTGACCGCAAACGTCCAAGGATCTTTGGAAATGCGCGATTGGCAATGCTGGGCGTTACGGTATCGATTTCGTCTGCAAGAACCCATGCAAGGTTGAGGCCGATAATCCGCGACCAATTTTCAAAGCTACGGCACAGGATTTTTGTATCACCGCTTGGCAAATGAAGCGTGTATTCCGGCAATGGTGATGCACGAAAGGTATGTGGTATTTCGTAGGCATCCAAAAAATCATCAAAGTCATTTTGCCAGATGTCACGGATCAACGGACCGGTTGGCTCCATTACAGCGCCAATAAAGCCTTGATTGGCGCAGGCCAGTGCTACTGCCTTAGCGCATAATGCGCGAGTTTTGCCGGCGCCATATCCTGCGCTGACGCCAAGAATCTCGGTGGATTGATCTTCCACAAAAGCAAGTTGACCTGGATGCAGGTCATTGCAAATGCGCTTTAACAGCAAGCTTGCATCAATTGCTGTTGCAGCATCTGCTGGCCCTTGCAGCACATGGCCTTCATATGCCGCAAGGATACTCACGAGCAGATTTGTGCCAATCGCGCGGCGGTATTGATTGCACCCAAGGCAATATGAAGATGGCCTTTCTCTCTAGCTTCTTGCTGCAATGTTGCGCATTGGCTAAGAAGATCGGCCACCATCTGCGGGCGCTGCAAATCCCAATCGGCGCGCAATTGGTTACGCGCAATCGCTAGATACTTATCGCAAGTATCCTCGGCTACCCCCCAGTTTTCCTTGCCGTGGCGGATGCAGTCTGACCTACGCCCGCCATTAGCGATGATGCGGGCAAACGTTTGTGCCCGCATTTCAGTTTCTGCCTTAGTAGTACCTTTGGCAGGCATTTGCCCTATTCGCGTACTTGAACCGGCATAACCAAATATACCGCATTTTCAGATTGGATGACCACTGGTGCAGTCGGCTGGTTTGTTGCGATGGTGATGTCTTGATCGGCAAAGCCCTTAAGGCCATCGGCTAGGTAGCGGGCATTGACGGCAAGGCTAGGCAGTTTACCGGCAAGCGCAACGGATTCAGTGCCGCTGCTGGCTTCAGATTCTGCGGAGATCTGCAGGGCACCTGCTGCAGCTGCCAGCTTGATGATGCCATTGCCTGCAACGACTGCAATCCGCTCAGCGGCTTGCAGTAGCGCATTGCGGTTGCAGGTAGCCGTTTGCTTGAAGGACGTTGGAATCAAGGCCTGCGCATTAGGGTAAGCGCCATCCAAGGTGCGTGCGACGAGGTGCGTGCCATCGGCAAGGGCGATGGCCACCTGGCCAGCGGCAAAGGCAAACGATGCCGGCTGCCGCACAGCTGCTAGCGCTTTGGCGGGCACGGTTGCATCAAACGGCGCTGCATCGCATGGAATGGCGCGTACGGCAAGGCGATGGCCATCAGTGGCTTCCATGTGGAGCATGGCGCCATCGGCAACCATGTGCACGCCTGTGAGCAGCTGCTTGGCACTATCAGTGCTAACAGCGGGCAGCACCGCCGCCAAGGCGTCTGTGATGTCCACCGGAGCGGCTGCAGCAGCATCGACAGTGGGCAGCGCGGGGAAATCATCAGCAGATGCCACGGACAGGCTGTAGGAGCCTGCTGCGCTGCTGATGGCAAGGCGGCTGCCTTCCAATGCCAGCGTGATGGCATCAGCGGGGTCTAGGCGGCCGATGATGTCCGACAGCAAGCGAAACGGCGCTACGCAGCTGCCAGTGGTTTCAGCGACTGCTGTGATTGGAGATTGAATCGCCAGCTCAAGGTCATAAGCCGTAAGCCGATGGGGTTCAATCAGAACACCAGACAGGATCGGGTGTGTTTTGCCATTGCTTACGGCGCGTGATACAGCGCGAAGGGCGCGGGCAAATTCAGCCTGCAGGATGGCGAGCTTCATAAAGTGCGGAGAGGATGCGATTGCAATCAGCTTCAACGGCGGCGATGAGATCGGCGTCTATGGGTTGCTGATCGTCTTGTGCGTTATCGCGGATCGCAGCTGCATATGCCAGCGCCAGATCCAACGCATCAGACAGTCGAATGATTACCGGCTGTTGCTTGGTGCAGACGGTTGATGACATAAGCCACGAGCAGCTCAACACGCTGATGCGACAGGTCGCCGTGCATGAAGGCCGCAGCGTCTGTCACCAGTCGATGGTAGTCCATCGTGCTCAGCCTTGCAATATCTGGCGCGGCAAGCGCCCGCCGACGAATGAGTTCCGACCGTGAGACGCCTGCTGCTGTTGCCTCCGCATCAAGCCCAGCGAGGTCAGATGGGCGGAGTCGGACCTTGATTTCTTGCATAACGGCAGCCTAACGCTCCGAACGGTCGCCTAACGGTCAGCGTTCGGCCGAGATCGCCCGCCACCACTGGCTTTTGCCCCTAACCTAACGCTCCTAACGCTAAAAGAGATACATACATAGGTGAAAGCACACCACACCTACCCATCCCCCTATGCCTTCTCTCTATAAGGGGGGCTCTCTCCAGAAACCGTTAGGAGCGTTAGGAGCGTTAGGATCCAGTCATTGCAAGGGATCTCGGCCGAACGCCTCCGAACGCTAAGCGGCCGAAATGGGCACTTGAGTGGCCCTACTGTTACCGCCTGAACCTTTGAACCAAATAACGCCCGCCCGCTGCGCGCCTGGCAAGCGAGCGAGCACGGTCGCCCAGCAGTTCGCCCAAGGTGTATCCGCAAGAACATGCGCGATGGCGTTCGCAGTGTTGGACACATAGATCCAACCATCCTCAGCCTTGATGCCATTGCGCCCAAGCGTGGCGCTGGCGAGGTCAGCGGTTACATGCAGGTCAGTGGCGTGGTGCATGGCGATGTCCACCAGCTCGCCAATGGTGCGTGTGACGGTCTTGTCGCCTTCAACCCGCATTTGGTATTGCAGGATGCGATGCAAACACCGCTGCTCATCCGGCACTTCTACCGATTGGCTGTACGGCTCCCAGTTGTTCTGCTCAATCAATTTCCATGCCTGCTCGCGAGTGACTGCCTCACGCGATTGCAATGACCATGCGCCAGCGAGCAGTGTGCCGTATTGATCTCCGAGACGCTGACTGTCAAAGGCCTCGGCCGCGGCCTTGGTGAATACGCGAACGCTGGCCCGTATTTGCGGAATCAATGCAATAGTGCGCGCCTGTAATCTCTGACCGGTGAATTCAGTGATATGGCGATCAAGATCACGATCTAATGCCTCCCAGTGCGCAATCCGCATATCTTTAGGCATTTCACTTGGGTTGCGAAGTGTGAGCTGAGCAAATCTTGATTTGTCTGCACCTTGCTTTAGAGCTGTTGCAATAGATGACATGAGAAACATTGACCGGATGGTGTAACGCTGTGTATCACCTTCCGGTGAACCCTTGAGGGTGTGAGCCTTGGACTCTGAGCTGGCGACCCGCGCAAGGCCCAAGATGGCTTGCATTCGCTGCTGGTCGGTGCGCTCATTGGATTCGGCCTCATCAAAAACCACAGGCAGCGCATCAGCGCGCAGGGCCTGGCGGATGCCAGGTTCTGTGGTGTTACCAGCTACCACAAGCCCCATATCGCCGAGCAGCGGCGTGATGTAGCGCTCAAGAATGGCGGACTTGCCGGACCCAGCGCCTGCCGTTAGCCATGCGTGCGGACGCCAGTCAAGCGCTCCGCAAACGGGCGCTAGCGCCACCCATCCGGCCAGCAGCAAGCCGGATGCCGGCACATCCCAATGGAAGCGCTCTGCCAGTTCAGCAATGACAAATGCCTCGGCATCGCTAAGCGGCTGGGCATCGGCAGGACCGCGGAGGCGGGCTAGACGCTGATAGAGGTAACTGCTGCCGGCTACGCCATCACTGACAGATCGTGCGCTGCCGTCAATGACCAATCGATCGCCGAGGTGTAGGACGCTATTGCCGCGATCCCACCAAGCGCCGCGGCCACGGATGCGGTCGGGGCTGTAGACACCAGCTGCAGCCTGCCGCTCAAACAGGCTGGATGCCGCTGCTGTCCAGTTTGGGCCGCGGCCGCCGGGATAGAGCGTCTCCCAATACGGCAGTGGTGCAAGCGCTACAAGGTTGGTGCCTGTATGGCTGCTGCGGCTTAAGCGTGTGACTTGGCCGGTGCGATGCGGCTGGTAATAAAAGGAGTCATTGTCAAAGCCAAGGCAGACGAAATGCTCATCGGCCACGGGCAATGGCTCGGGTTCTGGCGCAGGTGGCTGCACGGGCTCTGGTTGCTCGATCGGCGCCGAGCGGTTAGCGCGCAGATAAGCAGCAGCATCTGCCGGCGACCATGTGGCATCAGCCAGGTCCCAGCCCTCGCATATACCTTCTGGCGGGTGCACGATGCGCACTTGCACGACGCCTGCAGCCAATAACCGCGGCGCAAGCTTGGCCATGGCTTGGCGGCCTGGGTCGTCGGCATCAGGCCATAGCGTGCAGCGCCTGCCAGCTAGTGGCGACCAATCGGCCTTGTCGATGGCTTTGCAACCGGACGGCCAGGTGCAGCAAGCAGCAGAGGGGAACAAGCGCGCAGCGGCATCGGCGGCCTTCTCGCCTTCGCAGATCAGGACTGGCGCCGCAGGATCACGCCGCGCCCAATACAGCGGACGCGGTGATGGTGGTGCCTTCCACCGCCAGCCGGTGCCATCCCACCAGAGCGGGCGGATCTTCTTGCCCGGAAAGCGGCATACATAAAAGGTGGCGTCATACCGCCAGACGTGCTCGGCGCCTGCGGTGGGTGGCTCCGGCACAACCGATAAGTGCTGCTCAATGCGCTGGCAGGCCTCGGCATACGGCCAGCCGGTGACCCGCATGAGCAGATCCATGCCATTACCGCCACCGCCGGCGCCATCCCTGCCGCCGCACTGGTTGCAGAACCATGAGCCGGTGCCGTCGCGGTCGTCAAAGCGGTAGCGATCAGTGCCACCGCAGCACGGGCAAGGCTGGTGGCGATCGGTCAACTGATCTGGCAATAGGCCGCCAAGCTCCGCTAGCAGGTCAGGCCACCTGCCATTGGTGAGATCTTGGATAGTCATGCCGCCTCGCGTTGAAGCGCACGGTCCAGCAGCACGCGGATGGCAGTGCCGCGAGACATGCCATCACCACGCCATGCGTCAAGCCTACGGAGCAGATCTGGTGTCAAGCGCACAGGCGTGGGGTGGGCAAGGCGCATCGGCTCGCGGTGCAGGCTTGCGCACCGTAGCCGCCGCTGCTACGGTCGGCAAGCCATGCTCGGCGCCATGTCTTACAGCGACTTTCTTAAATCCAAATCCACTGCCTGCGCGCCTGCAGGATTTGACCCGTATCAGTTCACAGCGCCGCTGTTTCCGTTTCAGCGCGACATTGTGACCATGGCCTGCCGGGTTGGCAGGTTCTGCATCTGGGCTGATTGCGGCATGGGCAAGACCGCCATGCAACTGGAGTGGGCGTCACAGGTCTGCCGTTATACCAAAGGCAATGTGCTAGTGCTGGCGCCATTGGCCGTCGCGCATCAGACCGTGCGTGAAGGCATCAAGTTCGGCATTTCCTGTGCGTTCGCTGCAACGCAATCTGATGTGCGGCGCGGCATCACGGTGACCAACTACGAGAAGCTGAGCCACTTTGACCCGGCAGCATTCGATGGTGTGGTGCTTGACGAGAGCAGCATCCTTAAGGCGTATACCGGCAAGATCCGCACGCAGATCATTGAGTCATTTAGCAACACGCCTTACAGGCTGGCCTGCTCGGCAACGCCAGCGCCGAATGATCACATGGAACTAGGCAACCATGCCGAGTTCATTGGCGTGATGACGCGCACCGAGATGCTGGCCATGTTCTTCGTCCATGACGGCGGCGACACCAGCAAGTGGCGGCTTAAGGGTCACGCGCAGTCCAAGTTTTGGGAGTGGGTCTGCAGTTGGGCGGTGACCATCCGCAAGCCATCAGACCTTGGCTACGAGGATGGGGACTTCATCCTGCCGGAGCTCCGCATTGCCGACTGCACGGTTGAGACGCCGCGCGATGCAGCTGCTGATGACGATGGCCAGATGGCGCTGTTTGCCATGGAGGCCCGCACGCTGAGCGATCAGCGCCAGGTGCGCAAGGCCTCGCTTCAGATGCGCGTTGATGCAGCCGCTGCATTAGCCAATGCCAGCACTGAGCAATGGCTGGTCTGGTGTGATCTCAATGATGAATCAAAGGCGCTCGCTGCCAGTATTGATGGCGCGATTGAGGCATGCGGCGCCGATAGCGATGACCACAAGCGTCGCGCTGCGATCGACTTTCAAGATGGCAAGATTCGCGTGCTGGTCAGCAAGCCGAGCATCTTTGGCTTTGGCTTGAACTTTCAAGGATGCCACAATGTCGCATTTGTTGGCCTGTCACATAGTTACGAGGCTTTCTACCAAGCCATCCGCCGTTGCTGGCGATTTGGGCAGCAGCATCCTGTCAACGCGCACATCATCTACGACGTTGGTGAAGGTCGCGTGATTGAAAACATCCGCCGCAAAGAAGCAGACAGCATCCAAATGGCTGAGGCAATGGTTCAAATCATGAAACAGCAAACCATGGAACAACTCAAGAAGATCCAGCGCCAAGTGATGCCGCACATCACTGAGCACAAGTCAGGCGACAACTGGCAGATGTATATGGGTGACTGCGTTGAGAGCATCAAGCAACTTGACAGCGACAGCATCCACTACAGCATCTTCAGCCCGCCGTTTGCGTCGCTGTACACCTACTCCAACAGCGACCGCGACATGGGCAACAGCCGCAACGATCAAGAGTTCTTTGATCACTTTGTCTATCTAGCGAAGGAGCTGCATCGCGTGATGATGCCCGGCAGGCTAATCAGCTTCCATTGCATGAATCTGCCCAGCAGCAAAGAGCGCGATGGGTTTATTGGCGTGAAGGACTTTCGCGGCGACATGCTGCGCATCTTCCAAGCGGCTGGCTTTGTTTTTCACTCGGAGGTGTGCATCTGGAAGGATCCGGTCACTGCCATGCAGCGCACCAAGGCGATCGGGCTGCTCCACAAGCAAATCCGTAAGGACTCGGCCCTAAGCCGTCAGGGCATCCCTGACTATTTGGTCACGGTGCGCAAGCTTGGTGACAATCCTGAGCCATGCGCCGGACCGTTTACTGAGTTCGCCGGCGAGGAGCCACCGGCCAAGACCGGCGACGTCATTAAAGACAGCATCAATATCTGGCAGCGTTATGCCAGCCCGGTGTGGATGGATATCAACCCATCCGACACGCTGCAATACCGCAGCGCCCGCGCCAACGAGGATGAGCGACACATCTGCCCGCTGCAGTTAGAGGTGATCCGCCGCGGCCTGCAGCTGTGGAGCAATCCCGGCGACGTGGTGCTCAGCCCGTTTGCTGGTATCGGCAGCGAGGGTTACGTCAGCTTGCAGATGGGGCGGCGGTTTGTTGGCTTTGAGCTGAAGCCCAGCTACTTCAACTGCGCAGTGAAGAACCTGACCGCAGTTGAATCGCATAAGCAGGGAGACCTGCTGTGACCCTCCGCCCCTACCAACAGCAGCTGGTGACCGACATCCGCCTGCAATATCAGCTGGGCAAGCGCAGCGTGCTGGCGGTGCTGCCCACTGGCGGCGGCAAGACCGTCTGCTTTGCTTACATCGCCGATGCCGCTAGCCGCAAAGGCAACCGGGTGCTGATCCTGGTGCATCGCGCTGAGCTGCTGGATCAAGCCAGCCGCAGCTTGCCGATGCACCATGGCATCATCGCCGCCAATCGCGCTATGGACCTGGGCCATGCGGTGCAGGTGGCCAGCGTGCAGACCGTGGCACGGAGGCTGCACTTGCTGCCGCGTGATCTGTTCCAGTTGATCGTGGTGGATGAGGCCCACCACACTACGGCTGGTACTTGGGCGCGGACGCTGGAGCACTTCAATACCGCCAAGCTGCTGGGCGTAACAGCAACGCCGATCCGCGGCGATGGCCGCGGCCTTGGCGAGCATTACCAAGCCATGGTTGAAGGCCCCAGCGCGCAATGGCTGACTGACAACAGCTATCTGGCAGCCGCACGGGTGCTGGCACCGCCGGGGTTTAGCGCCGCCGGCCTACGCAAGCGGATGGGCGACTTTGACCAGCAGCAGGCCGAGCAGCAGGTGCGCGCCATCCATGGTGACTGCGTGAGCCACTACCGGCAGCACCTAGCCGGGCAGACCGCCATCGCGTTCTGCTGCAGCGTTGCTCATGCTGAGGCGGTGGCGGCACTGTTCTTGCAGGCGGGTATCCCGGCCGCCAGCATTGACGGCAAGATGGACGCCAGCACGCGCCGCCAACTACTGGCGGACCTTGGCACTGGCCGGATCAAGGTGCTGACCAGCTGTGCGCTGATTGGTGAAGGCGTCGATGTGCCGTCAGTCGGCGGCTGCATCCTGTTGCGCCCCACGGCCAGCGTTGCTCTCCACCTGCAGATGATCGGCCGCTGCCTGCGGCCATCCGGTAACAAGGTGGCGGTGGTGCTTGATCATGTCGGCAACTGCCTGCGGCTTGGCCACCACTTGGAGCCGCGTGAGTGGACGCTGGATGGATTGAAGAAACGCGACCAGGAGAAGGCGCCCAGCGTCAAGGTATGCCCGCAGTGTTTCGCCGCCATGGCCAGCCAAGCGCGGCAGTGTCTGGAATGCGGCCATGCGTTTGCGCCGGAGGTGCGAGAGCTGCAGCAGGTGAATGGTGAGTTAGTGGAAATGGTTGCCCGCCAGCGTCGCCGCCAGCAAGGCACCGCCCAGACCCTCGACGACCTCCGCCAGCTGGCGCAGCAACGCGGCTACAAGCGCGGATGGGCTGAGAGGGTGTATCAGGCCAGACTGGCTAAGAGGCATGGCATTGCGTGACCGAGCAACAAATCCAGCAGGAGATCCGCCTAGCGGTCGGCCACGGCGACACGCGGCTATTCCGCAATAACACCGGCACGCTGCGCGATCAGCATGGCCGCCCGGTGACGTTCGGCCTAGCCAAGGGCAGCGCTGACCTGATTGGCTGGCGGACGGTCACCGTGACACCTGAAATGGTCGGCCAGCAGGTGGCCGTATTCACCAGCATCGAGGTCAAGACCGCAACCGGCAGACTCCGGCCTGAGCAGCGGCAGTGGTTGGAGGCGGTACAGGCAGCTGGCGGCATTGCTGGTGTAGCGCGCTCGGTTGATGATGCAAACGTACTAGTTATGAATGAAACCCCAGTTGCCGCAATGGATCTGCCCCGGTAGTACATCCGCTCACCCCCGATTGCGACGCGATGTAACGCGGATCAGTGTGACACCTGTGGAAACAGAGTTCTCCACAAATACGCCCGTACCAGTTTCGCCAGATCCCAGTCATCGCAATGTATCTGGGCGGTAGTACGCCTGCATTACCCTGCGCTAATTGGTATCACTGCGCTACCGATTTTGGGAGACCTTGTGCCAGTTGAGGCCGAAACCGTGTGCGAAGAGTGTGCCAATTTTTTCTTATAGTGCCACTTTTTAATTGGCACACTGCGGCTGAGATTCCTTGCACCGCAATGGATCTGGCGGAATTGAGTACAGCCGTACTGGCCGGCCGTCGCGTCCATCCGGTGACGATGTGGCGCACACTGATAGGGCACCACCGCCACACACACCGCCATGGGCGTCATCGCCGACACGCTCCGCTCCACGCTCCGCGATCTGGCGGAGGCCGACGCGCGGCTCTACCGGGGGCTCGCCACCGAGCTCGCCACACCGGCCAGCCAGCCGGCACTCCCCGCGAACGAGATCGCGGCCGCCATCGCGCTTCTCGAAGCGCATGGCTACACGGTCACCCGGTGACCACCACGGATCCCCACCACCGCCACACACACCGCCATGGAACACACCACCGCCACCGACATCGCCGCCCTGGAGGCGGAGATCGCCGCCATCGAGGCGGAGGACGCCGCGCAGCGGGCACGGGTGGGCGCCCTGCTCGCCACCGGCAGCGCCGCCGTCCGGCTGGCGGACTGCCAGGTGATGGCACAGCAGGCGGCTCGCGAGCTGGCGGCGCAGGAGCGCTACCAGCGCCGCATCAGCCGCGCCATCGACACGCTGTGAGCGCCGCCTGTGTGCTCCTGTAAGGCGCCTCAACGCCGTGCCCCGTGTCTCACACCGTCACGCGCCCTGACGCGCCTCACAGGCGCTCCTGTGCGCCACTCCGTCACATCACACGTCACACGCCATGGCTGACTCCAGCGCCGCGCGCACACGCCGGTATCGCGCCCGCCTGCGCGGCCTGCCCGATCTCACCGCCCCTCAGCCGTGCCCCGACTGCAGCCGCCTGGTGCGCAGCCGGCGGACTGCGCCCCTGTGCTCCAGGTGCTGGCGACGCACGCCGGATGGACGCGAGGCCAACCGCCTGCGCATGGCAGCTCAACGATTGACCATGGTTGAGCACGGTGGTATTGTTTCCAAGTCGCCAGCGATGGCGGCGGTCCACCGCACCTAGACAGATGAATGCACTCGCAACCCAGTTGCAGGAACTGGCCACTGCACTCGGCACCGCCGATCAAGTGGTCACGGCATTCCAAGCGCTGCGGGATTTCTGCTCTGATGAGCAATGGGAAGAGCTGTTCGGCTCGGGACCATTGGCTGATCTGCTGGACGCCTGCAGCGATCTGGAATGCGACCTGAAACGGTGATGCACTGGCCCGCTTTGGCGGGCTTTTTTATTGATTGGCGGTCGGTCCTACCCGCAAGGATGGACGCGGTGCTGCGGTCGCGGTGGCTGCAGCTGAAACCGTATCGGAGGCCGCCCCATCAACCAATGCGACATCGCACGGTTGACGATGGGCGCATGGGGCGTATGATGGCTGCACGGGGCGAGAGTCCCGCCTTCATTGCGACCCCAACCATGACCGCTTCCGACTGGCACAACATTCTTGTATGCGCCCGGCTTCGCAAAGAGCAATTCGGCACTTCACTGCGGTGGCCGAGCATGGCCGATTACTACCGCTATCAGCGCGAATACGACACCTATATCATGGCCGGCGCAATGGCAGCCCGCACACGGCGCCACGCCGCCTAACCCACGCGGCCCGCCGGAGCCGCACCCAATCCGGCAACCACTCATTGCGACCCCAACCATGGATCTCATTCTCTGGCTACTGCTCCCGCTGCTGCTGGTGGTAGCCGTCATCCTCTGGCTCACCGAGAGCCGTGAGCAGCGCATCCGCCGGTGGCGTGCCGCTGGCATGACACAGCGCGCCATTGCTGAGCGCCTCGGCGTCAGCACCTATGCCGTCCGCAAGGCACTCGCATGAATCGCATCAACAACGCCATCTGCCTGCTGATCGCCGCGGCCGTATTCGCCATGATCGGCATTGAATCCGGCGCTTATCACACGCCAACCCAGTCCGGCACGCAGCCCTACAGCCGCCACAAATGACACCTTCTGACACGTTTTGGACGCTGCAGACTGCCATCGCCTTTGGCGGTGGCTTTATGCGGCGACTTGCCGAGGCCGGCATTCACGCCGATCCCAACAACCGCCAGCGGCTGCTGCTGGCATTTCCCGAGCTGCAGCAGTGCTTCGGTCCGCACACCATGCTGCACAAGCAAGCGAGGGTCGGCGTATGACGATCTCCAACGCTGACTACCACTCCGACCCTGCCATCAGCGCCAGTCACCTGCACGCAGTTGCCGCTAGCCCTTATCACTACTGGAAGCGGTTCCTTGATCCCAATCGCCCAACAGTGCCGCCGACTGCCGCGATGCGCCTTGGCAGCCTTGTGCATTGCGCCGTGCTTGAGCCTGATGAGCTGCACAAGCGTTATGCCGTTGCACCTGACCGGCGCACCAAAGACGGCAAAGCGCTAGCAGCTGTGATGGAAGCTGCCGGCATGGAGGCAGTCACGGCGGCCGATATGGAGCAAGCACTGGCCATGGCTGCCAGCGTGCGCGCTAATGCCAATGCCGCAGCACTGCTTAAAACCGGCAAGGCTGAGCAGTCTTTTTGGTGGGATGACCAGTTGAGCGGCTTGCGCTGTAAATGCCGACCGGACTGGACAGCCAATGACACGCTGGTGGATCTCAAGACCACTACAGATGCCAGCCCGGCAGGCTTTGCGCGGTCGGTCGCGCATTGGCGCTACCACGTCCAAGCCGACCACTATATGGCCGGCACCTATGCACGGCGATTTGTATTTATTGCTGTGGAGAAGACTTACCCATACGCGGTGGGTGTGTATGAGCTTGATGAGGCCACCATGGATCATGCCATCGAGCTGCGTCGCCAGAACCTGCAGACCATTGCTGACTGCCGAGCAATCAGCGAATGGCCTGGCTACAGCGCGCAAACCATCCGCCTGCCCAAGTGGGCGCTGCAATCTATTGATGCCGTGACTTCCGATGACTTCTAGTGCTCTTACCCTCTGGACCCCAGAGCAAACGCAGCTGATTGCAACCACGATTGCGCCGGGTTGCAGCAATGATGAGCTTCGGCTTTTTGCCTATGCCTGTCAGCGCACTGGCCTTGATCCGTTTTCTAAGCAGATCTATGCCATCAAGCGCGGCGGCAAGATGACCATCCAAGCCGGTATTGATGGCCTGCGCGCTATTGCTGAGCGCACCGGTGAGCTAGACGGCAGCACTACTGAATGGTGCGGTGATGATGGCCAGTGGTCGGACGTGTGGATTGGCAGCAAGCCGCCAGCAGCCGCTAAGACCACTATTTGGCGCAAGGGCAGCGCACACCCTTTTACCGGCGTGGCGCGATTTGCTGATTACAACGCCGGTCAAGGGTTATGGTCCAAGATGCCGGCCGCAATGATCGCCAAGTGCTCCGAGGCGCTGGCGCTACGGAAAGCGTTCCCCGCCAATCTCAGCGGCGTGTATAGCACCGACGAGATGGACCAGGCTGTAGAGCCGGTTACCGTGACAGCCGTTACGGCTGGTGACGCCAAGATCTTCGCCGCCGGCAAGGCCGCCATCGCCAAAGCCAAAACCATTGATGATTTGGCCAAGGTGACTGCACGGATGGAGGCACGCAAAGCTGATCTAAGCGATGATCAAAACCAGCAACTGATGCAACTTGCGCTTAGCCGTGAGGCTGAGCTAACTGCGCCAGCCGAGGAGGATCCATTTGCTGATGATTGAGCCGTATTTAACCACTGAGCAATTGGCAGCGCGGTGGGGTGTCAGCCCTGCCACTATCAAAAGTCAGCGCGCTCGCGGCGTTGGTCCGTCTTACTTGACGCTTCCACGCCTTGCCACTCCAGCCGGCACGCCGCGTGTGCGTTATCCACTTGCGCAACTGCTGGCATTTGAAGAGATCAATTCCATTACACCCATCAACCCATGAGCCTTTACGCATCTGGCATTGTTCGCATCATCAGCGAACCACAGCTGAAGACGTTTGAAAGCGGAACAATGGTCGTCAACTTTGGCGGCGGCATTCAAGAAGGCAAAGACAAAAACGGCGAATACATTAACAACGCCATTGACGTAGAGGCTTGGGGCAAAACGGCTGAGATCATTGCCGACAACCTGAAGAAAGGCGATTCAATTTTTGTATCTGGCAATGTACGGATGCAAGAGTGGAAAGATAAGGAAAGCGGCGCCAACCGCCGTAAGCATGTGCTTAGCGTCAGCCGGTTTGAGTATCTGCCTCGTGCCGCTGCGCAGCAAGTTGAGGAGGCCGTGTTCTGATGAACGAAACTGCAATCCGCGCTGCCTTTGAGGAATGGTGGCGCGATAGTTACGGCGTGCCGCCTGGCACGCACGCCGTCATGACGCACATTGCCTTTGCTGCTTATCTGCTGCAGCTGCTGGAGCAGCAGCCTGACGCAGACCGCTACCAATGGATCAAACGACAAAAGAATCTTGTACTTAGTACAGAAGGTGTTAAGTGGATCCGTGTTGAAACCGGGGAGGAATATTATCCATCGCACCGATTGGCTGTAAATGGAACAGGTTTCCACGGTATAGAACAACTTGATGATCTAATTGACAAAGCAATGGAGATCTATCCATGATTGACCAACAACGCTCTGTCCATCATCCGCCACTTACAGGAGCAACTCGATGACTGACCACCCCACCACCCCACCGCCGGAGCTTCTCAAGCAGTGGCGAGAAGAGTGGTACAGCAACAGTGCTGCTACGCACTGGGCATACGAGTCCCACCTCGCCGCCCGCGCCGCCCAATGGGGCGCCGACCAGGAGCTGGAGGCGTGCTGCAACCTGCTGACAAAGCAAGGGTTTGATGTTGTTGACGACCTCCGCGCCGCCAGACGCCCCAAGCCGCCGAGCTTGAACAGCATTGCTTTGGAAATGCTGGAGACGATTGAGCGCGAGGGACTTTACATCAATGAGATCACCGACACGATCCGCCGCGCACTTAACCAGCTTCCCGATAGCTAACATCACTATGGAATTGACACCACTAGAGGTCCACCGTTTTTGGTCAAAGGTTGATGTAGTGACCGCCGATATGTGCTGGCAGTGGACTGGCTACTGCCTTCCGTTTGGCCATGGCCAAGCTTGGCTACAGGGAAAAACTTTTTTATCCCACCGTGTCGCTTACTCCTTGGCACAAGGACAAGTGCCTCCAAAGCTGCATGTTCGCCACCTTTGCGACAACCCTTGCTGCTGCAATCCTGCTCATCTTGCGCTTGGATCAGATCAGGATAATTCAGACGATAAATGCCGACAAGGTAGGCAGGCCCGTGGTTCTGGCAATGGGCGGTCAAAGCTTTCCGAGCAAGAGGTGCTATGTATCTATAAATCAAGCAAGACACAAGAAGAGCTTGCATCGGAATTTGGCATACGCCAATCAATGGTGAGTCGCATTAAGAACGGTGTTTACTGGAATTGGCTAACTGGAGCAACTCTATGACTGACATGAACTGGGCGAATGCCAAAAGCGAACTGAACAGACGCCTCGCTGAGTTGCGTAGTGTTCACGAAAGCCTGCCATCCTTTTACTCTGACTCCGTGAATGGATGGGATTTGGACAACGTGTATACAGCAACCAATCATCTCCTAGCCGCTATTGAAGCACTTAAGCCACTTACAAATAGGCGTCATGTTTAACTCAATTTTCAGCTATTTCACTTTTAGGCAACTCGATGACTGATTTCCACCCCGCACCCTTTGACGACTTCTCCACCGAGCTACGAGACCCGTGGCCCGTTGTGGAACGCCTGCGCATGGCACTGCGCGAGGCCGAGCGCTACTGCCTCGGCGCTGAAAACACCACCGGCCAGTGCATCACATCCCTTCTTGAAATCCTGCCTGACGACGATGACTAATCAACGACTCATCTCCCCGCCCGCCGAAATCATCCGCCAGTGGGAAGCCGAATGGGACAACAATGGCAGCGCCCATTGCGACAGCGTTCTCTACGTCGCCGCCAAAGCTGCAACCTGGGCCGCAAAGCTGGCTATTGAACAAGCTCTCAGGGACACGGCCTCATGCCACTGGCGCGTTGCCGATGGTGCTGAAGAGGGCGTGCAGCTGGTGCGAGCCAGTGATCTGATGGCTTGGGCTGACGCCATCGCCAAGCGTTATGAGGTTGAAGAATGACTGACTTCCGAGCACTATGCGCTGAGCTGGTGGCACTTGAAGATGCCCTCACCGACAGGGCGACGGTAACCGCAAACCAGGGGCAAGTCCTTGATGGTTTTTCGGCGTTAGCCCATTTCCGCGACATCGCTGAACGCGCCCGCACCGCCCTGGCCCAGCCCGAGCCGCAGGGACAGGTGCTAGCTCGTGTTGTCTTCGACGAGGGCGGCTTCAACTGCCCATCAGACGTGGTGCTTCGCCAATACTGCGATGACTGGTTCAACAGCGACCCAGAACGAACCGAGGTAGACCCAGTGGACTTGTGCCGTGGTGCCATCAGATTGTTCGCTCAGGGTGCTGTGGAGCTACCCGCCGCCCTGGCCCAGCCTGAGCCAGATGGACCGGCTGTGCCCGATGGCAGGGAACCGGCCTCTGTCGCTTACCAGCCTACTGACGTCAAACCAACTCCTAATGATCGCCAAATTAGAAGTTCGCTGTCCCCCCACGCGCAGGCGGTGCTGGATGCAGTTGCGCCTCACCCTGCCTATGGCCCTGCCATAGCCGCCGCCCTGCGAGCTGCTGCTGAGC